TACGAGGTCGCGTCGTGATCTCCGGTCCGGCCATCAAAGCGACGACGCCATTTCACCGGATGGAAGCGGCGCTGTGTGAGGCGGGGCGCGAGGACATCGCAGCGTGTCTCGAACGCAACCGAATCGACGACCCGAATATCGGTGGTATCGCGAGGCTGTTCCCCGACGACATCGAGGTGATCGCGAGGGCGGCGATGCTCGCCCATCGCGACACGTTCACGACCGAAGACCGGTCGTGGTGCTGGCGGTCATGGCAGGAGATGGCGGCCGCGCTCCGAGGTGACCGTTGTGAGTGATCGTCTGTTCGACGTTCCCGCCGTCCCCGAACCGGAACGGCTATCGCCTGACCGGCGCCGCACGATCAAGCAACGGGAGATGCTCGCAAAGGGACGGCACCCCGCGACCGGGCTCGAACTCATCGAGGGTCACACCTGCGGTGAGTGCGTCCACCAGCACACCTACAGCCACGACCGGGTGTGGCACAAGTGCGACATGCACCGGCTCGGCGAATCCCACTCTGCCGCGTCTGACATCCGTGTCGGCTGGCCCGCCTGCACCAGCTTCAAGGCGGCGACGGCGTGACCTACCAAGACTTTCTCGCCCGCAAACAACGAGAAGCGAAGCCAGTGGGCGTCACAATCGACGCCGGCGACATCCACCCCATGCTCCACGATTGGCAAGCCGAGATCGTGAAGTGGGCTGTCCATCGAGGGCGCGCCGCCCTGTTCGCCGACTGCGGCCTCGGAAAGACGTTCATGCAGCTCGAATGGGCACGCCTGATGGGTGAACGCACACTCATCGTCGCCCCGCTGTCAGTGGCACGGCAGACGGTGCGGGAAGCGCAAAAGCTCGACATCGACGCCCGATACGCCCGCACTGACGACGACGCTGCCGGACCCGGCATATGGGTGACGAACTACGAGATGGTGGACCGCTTCGACGTCTCAGCTTTCGACGCTGTCGTGCTCGACGAATCGAGCATTCTCAAGAACGTCGACGGCACCACCAGGCGATACCTCACAGAGAAGATGGCCACCGTGCCATATCGGCTCGCCTGCACGGCCACGCCGGCACCCAACGATGTATCCGAACTCTGCAACCATGCGGAGTTCCTCGGCGTCATGAGTCGAGCCGAGATGCTCGCAGCGTTCTTCGTCCACGACGAGATCGGTTGGCGCCCCAAAGGCCACGCAGTCGGACCGATGTACGAATGGATGTCGACATGGTCGGTGGCGCTGCGTCGACCATCGGACATCGGCTACGACGACACCGGCTACGACCTCCCGCCGCTGAGGATCATTCCCGAGGTGGTCGAGGTCGAGATCGTTCCCGACGGTCAACTGTTCGCCACCGAACTCGGAGGCATCGGCGGTCGGTCGAAGGTGCGGCGACACACGCTAGATGCGCGATGCGAGAGGGCGACGGGGCTCATCGCCTCGAACGATGAGCAATGGATCGCGTGGTGCGGGTTGAACGACGAGGCGGCGGCGATCGCATCCGCCCTCGGTAGTGAGGCCGTGAACGTCGAAGGCTCATGGTCGCCGGACGCAAAGGCCGAAGCCCTCGAAGCGTTCCAAGACGGGCGGATCAGGGTCCTCGTCACCAAGCCATCCATCGCCGGGTTCGGGATGAACTTCCAGAACGCACATCGGATGGTGTTCGTCGGGATCTCCGACTCGTACGAGTCCTACTACCAGAGCATCCGACGGTGCTGGCGCTTCGGGCAAGCCAGCGAGGTCGACGTGCACATCGTCGTATCAGGCCTCGAGCAACAGATCATCGACAACGTGCGACGCAAGGAACTCGAAGCCTCCGAATCAACATCGCAGCTCGTTCACTACTCACCACTCAAGAAGGAATCAGATGACACAGACAACCGAGACGCAGCCGTATCTCACCGACGAATCCCACGGCGAATGCTGGCGACTACTACTCGGCGATAGCTGCGAACGGCTCGCCGAGATCGAAGACGACTCCGTCGATCTCTCGATTTACTCGCCGCCATTCGCGTCGCTCTACACCTACTCGCCATCCGATCGTGACCTTGGCAACTCCGCCGACACAGATGAGTTCATCGAGCACTACAGGTTCATCCTCGACCACATGTACCGAGTGATGAAACCAGGGCGCACTTCGGCAGTCCACGTTCAACAGATCGCCATCCTCAAGTCGAGAGAGGGCTACGTCGGACTGCGTGACTTTCGGGGGCGAGTCATCCAGGCGCACATCGATGCGGGGTTCATCTACTACGGCGAGGTGACCGTCGACAAGAACCCACAACTCCAGGCGGTACGGACCAAGGCGCAAGGGCTCATGTTCGTGCAGCTCCGCCGGGATTCGGCGCTGTCCCGGCCGGCGCTCGCCGACTACGTGCTTATCTTCCACAAGCCGGGGGACAACGAGGTGCCGATCTCGCCGGACATCGACAACGACACATGGATCAAGTGGGCGTCACCTATCTGGTACGGCATCGCCGAGATGTCGACACTCAACCCCGGCTCAGGTGCGGAGGATGCCGACGAACGACACATCTGCCCACTCCAACTTCCGCTCATCGAGCGCGCCGTCAGGCTGTGGTCGAACCCCGGCGAACTTGTGCTCTCGCCGTTCGCAGGCATCGGGTCCGAGGGGTACGTCGCGATCCAGCAGGGTCGCAGGTTCATCGGCTGCGAACTGAAACCGTCGTACTGGCAGACCGCCGTCGCCAACCTCCGTAAAGCGGAGGAGCAGTCGAACGTGCCAACACTCTTCGACGAGGCGACAGCGTGATCTCCGGTCCGGCCATCAAAGCGACGACGCCGTTTCATCGCATGGAAGCGGCGCTGTGTGAAGTGGGGCGCGAGGACATCGCCGCACAGATGACCCGATGGAGTAGTGGTCGACCGAAGGTGTGGGATCTCGCCATACGGTTCCCCGACGACATCGAGGTGATTGCTCGGGCCGGGTGGCTGATCGACAAGCCACGTCGCGAGTGCTTCACCACGTGGCAAGACCTCGCCGCCGACCTGCGTCGCGTCCCGGGGGTCACGTCGTGACCTACACGCTCCCCCTCACCTGCCCCAAGTGCGGCGGTGTGACACGCCACGTCGCTAGTGGACGGCCGATCGCATACACAGAGGTCGGCGCGATCTGTCAGTGCACAACCTGCCGACAGCGCTGGCATGTCCTCGTGACGCTACGCCCGGCGCTGGAACCCGAGTCGGTCAAACGAAAGGAAGCCCGTGCGCACGCTCAATGAGACAGGCGAACACCAGGACGATCCGGCGTGGCTGGCGTGGCGCGCCGGGGGCATCACCGCCACCGACGTGGCCCGCGCCGCAACCGGCAGATACGGCGGCATCTACGCCGTGGTGGCCGAGAAGCTGGGGACGATCGAGAAGCCACCCGTCAACGATGTGATGTTGCGCGGCCACCGCTGGCAGGAGCCGATCGCAGACGCCGTGCACGCCCTGACCGGGCTCTACGTCGTCGGCGAAGAGACGTGGTGTCAGCACACGACGAACGACTGGTGCCGCGCCACGGTCGACGGGTTCCTGGCCCACATGGCGCAGGCGACACCCGATGATCTGCTCGGCGTACTCGAGGTGAAGACGCGAGGGCTCAACGTCCGCGCCGCATGGGACTACTGGTCGGTGCAGATGCAATGGCAGATGTACTGCACGGGCCTCGATCGCGCCGTGCTCGCTGATGCTGTCGTCGACGACGAACACGACCGGGTGATGGCGCTGCACCTCACCGAGGTCGAACACGACTCGGACCGTGCCGACTCCTTGCTGACGCTGGCCACGATCATGGCGGACCACATCGCGGCCGGAACCCTGCCCGACCCGGACTGCCCGAGCGCACTCGACACCGTCAAGGCCGTCACGGTGGTGGCCGACCCGGACGCCGAGACGGTCGACCTGACATCGATGGCGGACGACGTGCGGCGCTTCATCGAGATCAAGGCAGCGGTCAAGGCCGTCACTGACGAGCGCGACGCCCTGGAGGCCCGCATCCGTGCCGCAGTCGGCTCAGCCACCGTCGGAACCGCCGAGGGTCTACGGGTGTCGATCAGCCGGCCGTCGATGGTCCTCACGAAGGAGGGCGAAGAGACGGTTCTCGGCGACTTCCCCGCCTTCGGGAAGGTCGTCCTCGATCGTGAGCGACTCAAGACCGAAGCCCCCGACATCTACGACCTCGCCCGCCAACCGATCGGCGCTCGCCGACTCACCACAAAGGAGACATCATGAATGCAAAACCAGGGGCAGCACTCCAACCGGTGCTCACGTCCCGCCAGGCTGACACCTCAGCAGCCACCCCGGCGCTGAGTTCGGAGGCCGCATCGCTCGATGTGGCCATCCGTCACGCCCGCGCCATCGCCACCGCAGGTGAGGCCATCCCCCGCGCCTACCGAGACAAGCCGGGTGCTGTGCTCCTCGCTCGGGAGTGGGCCAACGCCCGAGGCGTGGACATCCTCACAGCGATCCAGACCGTGAGCTTCGTCGACGGTCGACCAGTGATCGATGCGACCATGCAGCGCGCCCTCGCCCAGCGTGCCGGCTACCGGG